GTCATGGTGGTGGGTTCTTTCCCCTATCTGGATTTCTTTTTTGTTGCTGGTCGCTATTTTGATCGTAACTGGTATTATATTTTTATTTTTTAAAAAATGATTCCCGAAAAAACATTGCCTATTCATGAACTCAAGTATTATCATAATGATAATCTTGGGTTTGTGTTTATCGGTGCTACAAAATCCTCTGATGATGCCATTCAAAGATTAGCACAATTTTTGGTGGATGTTGGAGTATCAAAAGAATTACCAGAATTTTATCAACGTGTTAAATCAAATGCAGTGGCATTCGTATATGGGGGTAATTCTGGATTTAAAAGCGGTAATTTCTATCGGTCTGCTAGTCAAACTAATTTGATGGGTATTTTTAAAATTGAAACATTTGGAGTATACTTAGATGGATTACAAGCTTAATATGTTACCAATGGAATTGGGGGGGACTGCTGTTCTTGATTATGATCCTGAATATCAATACCTCATGGAAGAAACCTTGATGCTTTGTGGTCGAGAGGATATTATTTTATGCTCTCGATCATATACAGATAAAGAGAAATATTCCATGCACCTAATTAGCGAAAATAATGACTTGACAGATTGGTGGGATGCCACTAAGATAATCAGCGAAAAATATGCAAAATAATAATATTACAATACCTCTGGAACTTTTTGATGGTAGATTCTCTCTTGAAGAAATCGCCACAATAAGTATGATCTTTGCCTCCCCAAATCTCTCTTTAAAAACTAGAGAACAATGGGGAGATAATCCGAAGTGCGGTGAAATCACTGACAAATTAGTGAAAGATGGTATTATCAAATTTCATGATGATAAAATAGAAATCGACATAACAAGAAAACAAGAACCTATGAACATCCATAAACAAATTGAAAACATTCTTGGTAAATATCAAATCAACCAAGAAGACCAAAATGACATCACTGACTTGCTGGAAACCATTGGACATGAATCCTTTGGCTCTGGTTACGAGAAAGGTTACGATGATGGTAGAATTGACTTTAATGAACCATCGTTTTCTTCCTATGGTAAAGAAGAGGACTACGTTTAAAAACTAGGCTATGAAACAGAAAATTAAAGAATTGGTAATCCCCAAGATCTTACACACCTTGGAAACAGGTGGTGAGGGTTGGTTGGAAAAGGATTTTCATTTTCCTCTTTATGAATTAATCAGTAGTATTGAAGAAATTGAGGGGATGGAGTGGATGGATGATTTTGAATCAAATAGTTCTGATTGGGACTGGTTTACATCTTTCTATTATCATCCTCATAGGTATTGTTTATCTGGATCAGGATGGTTGGGTGGATTATGTTTCGAAAAAGAAGATTAAAAACTAGAATACACTTACGCCATGGAAAGACTTATTGTTGCCGCTGCAATGCTCATGGATGACGGGGATGTCATCGTCGGTGTTCGTCATTATTCTCCTGAGATGCGAAAAACGCTGGAAAAAGCTTATGGTGAGAAATACCACACGCGAGTCAAAGAACAAGGATTCGTTGATCAAACGGGTTTATTCATTAATCGACAAGATGCTTGGATTATAGCACAACTTGCAGGACAGATTAGAAGAAAATGCTCTGTGGATGGAACACTTTTTTCAGAAAATTTATATTAAATATTATGCAATTAAAATTTAGAGTTTGGAACGGTAAAAAATATCTACCACAAGATTCATTCTGTCTATTTCCAACTGATGACGGTGATTTTGAAGCGAGGTCTTTGGAGTCTTATGGAGTGTTGGGAGATATTCCAAATCAAAAAATCGAACAATGGACTGGTACGAAAGACAAAAATAATGAAGAAATTTATTGTGGAGATATTGTAAAAGCTACATCTGATGAATATTCGAATGAAAATTTCATAGCGCATGTGATTTTCGATGATGGTAATTATCTAACTTATATCAATTCTTGCGATATCAGAGGGTTGTGGAGCGGCGAAAACATTGAAATTATTGGCAATATTAACGAAAACTCCGAACTTATTAAAAACTAGAATACACTCACGACATGCAACTTAACACTTTAGAAACAAAATTCGCCAAATGCTCATCCATTGAAATTCCAGATGCGTTCTACAATCGCATGTCAACTGGTAACGATGAGATCGACACTATGTTTGGCACTGAACAATTCAAAGGATTCATGGCAGGTAGTGCCATCACCATCTGCGCTCCAGGAGGTACGGGGAAATCTACCGCACTTTTACAGATTGCCCAATTGCTTACAAATCAAGGTAAGCGTGTGGCAGTAGCATCTGGCGAAGAGTCTCACATTCAAATCGCATATGCTTGTAAGCGTTTAGGTGTTACTGATGTGGATGTAGCTCACATCAAGGATGTGGAAGAAATCGCTGCTGCCATGTATTCCTATGACATGATGGTCGTTGATAGCTTTCAAGCTCTTCGCTCTAACAAGAACATGAAGAAGCGAGAGTTCTATCAATATGCTCAAGACTTGCTTCTCTCCACTGCTAAAGAAACTGGTTGTGTATTGGTATTCGTTCTCCATGTTACAACTCAAGGTCTTCCAAAAGGTGGTACTGATATTATTCATGCCGTCGATGTGAATCTGAAAATCACTGTTGATCCTGAAGACAATGCCCTACGTATTTTCAATGTATACAAGAATCGCTTCGGTGAGACTAAGACTCACATGGCTATGATGAATGCCAATGGTTTTGATTTCAAAGGTCTTTACAATGCTCCCACTGAGGAAGTCAAAGAAAAGAAATCTAAAGAACCTGCTAACGACAAGCGTAAAGAAGAAATTCTTGCTATGGATGAACCCCCTCACTTGACATTAGATCGTATCTGTGATAAGCTGAACGTGTCAGGTCAAACTGCTGGCAACATCGTGCGTGAGATGGTTGGAGAAGGTAAGCTTCAGAAGTTCGGTCGTGGTGTGAATGCTGTGTGGAAGATCGCTCAAGAGTGTCAGAAATTGCATAAAGAATTGACGAAATGAAAAAGAAACAATCAATATGGAAAACGCAAAATTACGAAAAAAGAATATGTTACAAATCAGTAAAAACGCCGACCCAAACTACTTAGCATGTGTTGTCGAGTGTCCAACACCTAAAAAACATCCAAATGCTGATAAATTGGAAATTTTAACAATTTTCGGTGGAGATATTATAGTGGCGAAAGATCAATATAAAGAAAAAGAATTGGTGGTATTTTTTCCAGTTGAGAGTTGCCTATCCAATAAATTTCTACATGAACATGATTTATATAGTGATTCAAAATTGAATAAAGATCAGACTGTGAAATCTTACTTTGCTTCTAATGGTCGTGTTCGTGCTATTAAATTAAGAGAGATTCCAAGTCAAGGATTCCTTTTCAAAGTATCTAAGCTTGCTGAATACTATGGTGTTAAAGAATCTGTGTTCAAATTGGGAGAGTCATTTGATACTGTCAATGATGATCTACTGGCGAAGAAATATGTATCAGGAGAACGCAAGAGTGGCAATCAAAACGAATCTAAGAAGCGCATTCCAAAATGGATTGAAAATACTGTTCGTGTCTTCCCTCTTCCCATTCGTAAGCATCTATACACTGGTATCAATTACCTCTATGATAAGAACAAGCAAGGTATCGGTAGCTTGATTGTGGATGGGCAATGGCACTTTCATGGTTCTACTGAGCAATTAGGTAAGAACATCTTCAAAGTCGATCCTGATAATGATGTTGTGGTATCTTGTAAAATGCATGGCTGTGTTAAGCATGATACACCTATCGAGACATTGGAATATGGATTTTTACCAATTAAGAAAATAGTCGATGAACGATTAGCTGTCCATGTTAGAGGGTATGACACCGAAAAAGATGAAATAAAATGGGTTAAAGTTGATGATTACTATTTCAAAAAAAATGATGGTGTGTGGTATGAGGTGGAATTGGAAGATGGTCAAAAAATTGTTATAACTGGTAACAACCCTGTGTGGATGGCAGATTTGGATTGCTATCGGAAAGTAGAAAACCTTAAAATCGGTGACGTATTATTAGTAAAAAATGACAAAACGTGAAAAATGACATTTTTTACTAAGTATATGTATGACGAAATTAATATGTCCATATACCAAAGAGGTGATAAGTGAAAAAAATCAAATAGGTGCATATATTAGATATACTAAAAATAAGTATGGTATTTCTAGTGACGAACTGAGATTTAATATCTTTAAAGAAAGTTATGGTGATATAACAAGTGAAGAAAAATTAAAAGATTACTACCTAGTGAGGGAATATTCTTTGCCTATGCTTCTTAATGAATTCAAATTACCATACGGAACCACTTTATTTTTATTGAAATATCATGGAATACAAGCACGAGGATCGAAAGAGAGTACTAAAATCGGTGCTTCAAGAGCTAAAGAAACTAATTTGAGAAAATACGGTGTAGACCAGACATTTAAAGTTAAAGAATTTGATGATAAACGAAAAAAAACATATCAGGAAAAATATGGAGTAGACAACCCATTTACAGGTGGCGTTTGTATTAGAAATCTTGATCAAATCTATCTCAAAAAATACGGGGTCACACATAAAGAATATAAATCCTTAAAATCCAAACAAGCGTGGGAAGGTAAAACAGAGGATGAGAGGGAAAAATGGTTAAACGATAGTTTGTTGTCTGATAAATCAAAATGTAATTTGTTAGCTTCAACTGGTAAGAGCGTGAGCAAACCAGAAATATTAATAGGTAAATTGCTAATGGAAGAAGGGTTTAATATCACATCGCAATATAAAGTTGGTAGATATGCATTCGATTATAAATTAAACGATTATAATATATTAATAGAATTTAATGGTGATGTTTTCCATGCGAATCCAGAGAAATACTTGAAGGATGATTATATACCATTCTTAAAAAAATATGTGAAGGATATTTGGGATAGAGATAATAAAAAAATAAAATTTGCAAAGGATAAAAACTATGATACTATAGTGATATGGGAATCAGAAGTGAGAAATAAATCAGAAGAACAAATAAAAGATATAATATATGATAAAATATCAAAAATTGAAAGTCAAATCGATTAAAAAGTTAGATGAGGTTTACGATAGATACGACTTAACTATCGGTGAAACTTCTAATTTTTTTGCTAATAATATACTAATCCATAACACATCTGCGGTGTATGGTAATGTTCTTTGTAAGAAACCATTCAATATCTTCCAATACATTGGTAAGAAAATTGGATTGAATATTGAAGACACAGAACATAAGTTGGTTTATTCGTCGAGAACTATCTTAAAGAATCGTCGTGATGGTAAATTCACTGATGATGTTTGGGGTGTGATTGCATCTCGTTTGAATGGTAAGATTCCTAAGAATTATACAATCTATGGTGAGATCGTGGGATACACATCTTCTAACAAGATGGTGCAAAAGAATTACGATTACGGTGTCAAACAAGGCGAATGCGACTTCTTTGTCTATCGTATGACAGAGAACACTCCTAATGGTATTCGTGAATGCTCTTGGGGTGAAATTGAAGGATTTTGTATGGAAGAAGGAATCAAACAAGTTCCTGATTACTACAGAGGTAAAGCGAAAGATATGTTTAATATTTTTTACAAATCCGAATACGATCCTTCGATATGGAGAGAGAAATTCCTAACAGATTTAAAAGACAAGTATCTTGATAAAACTTGTGAGTTCTGCACCACTGGTGTTGTCAATGAAGGTATTGTTATTCGTAATGAAAATGATCCTAAGAAGACTGCTTTGAAATACAAGAGTCCAATGTTTTTATTAGGAGAATCTGCTGATAGAGACAAGGGAGAGACTAATATGGAGGAAGAGAACTAATATGAAATTACTAATCACTCGTCATGGACAATCAGAGGGGAACATTAACAAGTCAGTCTATTTTAAAATGCCTGATTGGTCTGTTCCTCTAACCGAAAAGGGTAAAGAGCAAGCAAATAAAGTTG